CGTAACGCTCTTGCATACGTTCCGTCATCTATTAGCTTGGCAGCGAGCTTTAATGCTTTAGCTTTAGCTGGTGTAGACGCTTTTGCAGCAGCAGCTCTAAGAGCTACTGATCCTGCCTGAGTAACCCCAGGTGCTAGAGCAGTTAGGCTCATTGAAAATGGTGACGAGAAGTCACGGATAGTTTCACGAGCAACCCTGTTGAACCCGCCAGTTGGGTTTTCCTCGGAGTATGTAAATGACTTAGGGATAGTCGGGGTGGTGAAGTTAAACAAAGCCCCTGCTGCGTCTGAGTATTCTTTTCTACGCTCAGGGGTGCTGTAAGCAGCCTCAGTCTTGTCTCCACCTCTAGACATTAGGAACGGGCGAGCAAAGACAGTGCCAAAGCGTTCAAGCTGAGTGGGCTCTGGAGCGTTCCGGAGTTCTTCTTTCTGCTTATCAGCAAGCATCATGCTAAGACCGGGAGCTATTCCAGACTTGAACTGATCAACCCCCATTTCGCTAAACACATCTAAGAACGCAGCATTACCTGCTTCTATTGGATCGACTCCCTGTCCAACTTTCTCATCCTTAAGCATGTCTACGGCGTTAACGACAGCTCCGAACTTTTCAGGATTGGAGACATGAACTTTCTTTACATCAGCACCAATCGCCGCACTGTAAGCCTTGGCAAGCTCTTCCATGTAGCGATTGGCAATACCTGCCCACGCCTCTGCATTAGGCTGTTGTGGAAGCCCTTGAGTTTGACTCTTTGCTTGAGTCGCAGGGCTAAACGGGCGGCTAGCAGCCGGTATAGGAGCGTTTGGGTTTAAGCTTCTTCCTCGTGGTGGCATAACTAACTAAAGTACAGCTTCCTAGTACGAGGGTTAAATCTTTGCTGTGAAGGCATTGGGTCTGTTACGGCAGCAAACCGACGAGTAAAGTCTTGGTCTGTTAAGCCACCAGCGAACTGAGAGAACAACAGGTTAGGGTTCTCGTTGTTTAGAGAACGTCGCCCAAGCTCCTGCTGGAAGTCACTCAAGGTCTGTTGAAAGACCTGATCGAGACTTCTTCGGTTCGTGTTTGTATTTCCTGCGCCGCCAAGGAAATTGCTTGCAGCTCCTAAGAACGCAGCCTTAGGTTGATCTTCAAGAAACTGCAACCAAGGGTTCTGTGTTGGATCTAAATTGAGAGCCATCAGTTGTCCTTATTGAAAGAAGCGCGATAGTCCAAGTTGGTCTGATGCGTATTTTAAGAAGTTTTGATCTAGCTGGTTATCTGAACCTAAGTTTGGGTTTGCGTTTGCGTATCTTGTAAACATGTCTTCAACTTGGCCAGAGCGTACTTGATTAGCATACAACGGAGAAACCCCAGCACCTTGAAAGGCTGCTGTTAATAAGTTTGCTATATTTCCTGCCTGAAGATCACCTTGACCTTCAGCTGTGTATGAACCGGAGTACGGGTTAACAAACTGACGCATGGTGTTATCACCGACAGGGGTAAGGGCGCCACTGAGGTTGGACAAAGCTTGAAGGTTTTCTAATGCCCGGGTACCTATAGATCCAAAACGATTGCCCATGTTTGTCCCAAGACCTCTTGCAAACTGCTCTGAATCCTGAGGTCCACCTCCAGGGATGGCGTCATCAAAGAAGTCTGCTGCTCGTTGAGCTGCAAAGGTACTCTGCCCTAAACGCCCCATCCGCTGTTGGAAGTCACGTGCAGCACTAGCCCCTTGGCTAAAATCAAATCCAAGACCTTTTAAGAATCCTTGCACTGGGTCTACTAAGTCTCGTGACTCTTGAATTTCAGTGTCTTTACCTTCTCCACTGTAATTACTAAACCCGCCCTTATTAACGTCAGTAGTTTCTACGAAGTCCCACTTTTTACCAGAGGTAACATTGTCTTGAATTTGAACATAGTTGCTAGGATTTACAGCACCTGCTGGTACACCGTAACCACCCCAGACACTATCACCGTAGTTTACTGATCCGAACCCGGACGGGTTTTCAGTCACATTCATTTCATCTGCTATGTCAGGAGAGAACGTGCGCGCCCACTGCCTAGCCATACTTCTAGCTGTAGCTGCGGAGGCGTTGTAGTGGTCGGGGATAAATAAGTTTCCGACATCGGTTTGAACATACCAGCTAGCCATTACTGTGGTCCTTCACTTAAACCTATAGCGGACAAAACCGCTTCTATCGATGGACCACCAGCTTCCCCGGGTGCTGCTTGCACCGGAGCACCCTCTGGTCCTAGTTGAGCATTAATACCGCCACCCCCAGGAATCCCTAGACTATCAGGTGAAGGCTGTTGCCCGCCACCCTGTTCGCCAAGAGCACCGGGCGGCATAGCAGCTTGAGCAGATGCAGCAGCGAATTGAGCTTGTTGCATTTGTTGGGTCATAGCTTCCTGCTCAACTGTCTTCATCAGAAGGTCTATGTAGATCATCGCCTTGTTTTCATCGCCTGTTTTAAGCAAGGCAGTAATCATGTTCATAAGCTGAACCTTAGGATCTCCTAAGTTTGCTTTCTGGGAATCAATAGCTGTTTGGAATTGTTCTGTATCAGAAACTTCTAGGATATTTTCCCAGATCCAGCTATCAGGCGCTAAAGGATTCTCGCCCTCACGAAGCATTTGGGCAGTTGCAATTTTTTGTGGATCTTCAAGTCCTTGGTTTGGTTTGAAGTCCACCCTTACACGACCGCCCTCTTCAACTTGTTCAGGTTTGATTTCTTCATCAAACTGATCTGTTAAGTCATTAAGGCGTCCAGTAAGCGTGAGCTTACCAAACTTGTTAGATACATACTGAAGCGATAGCAATTCACCTATCTGAGTGAAAGCGCTTGCTAGAGATTTAAGACGAGGTTCAAGCGTGTGTGCAGAACCTTCCCTAACTACATTTGCTGCATAGCCAGATATAGCAAACGGAAGTTCTCCCATGTGCACATTAGACAAGCCGCCACGTTGTAATTCCCCAGCGACAAGGCTATTAAAAGTACCTGTGTCGGCAGGCATTTTCATCTCAGGCATCGGTTTGATTTGTGTTCCCTGTGGCAAAGGTACTTCCGTACCATCCTGCCAAGGATCAGTGTCTAATGTCTGAGTTCCATCAGGAGACTCCACGATATACGGTTGCCTAACACCACGACGTACTAGCGTCTTGGTGCTCGACATTACAAAGTTGAACTCTTCGAAAAGATTACGATTAGATGAGAAAATAGATTCACCGTAATCATGAGACTGATCTGAGTCCCCATGGACTCCCTGCATCCAAGGAACAATTCCTACAGGCCCAACAAAGACAGGCGCAACCCCTTCTCCGTCAGCGTCTTCAACACCGTGAGGAAGAGGCTTCTTTCCCCATTTAGGATCTTGCCCGTCAATAATAATCGCATGTTGCTCGCGGTCGTAGTAGTCCCACACAGGTATACCAAACTCATCGTCGTAGTCAGAGTTTGTAGGTTCATCAATGTCGATGCCATACAACTGTTTAATACTTTGAGAGGATCTTAGTGTGCGATAACCAAGCCACAGTATGCCGTCTTCGTCTTGTTCGTAAACAACTCTAAGAGGATCAAAAGGGGTTATGTCTACGTAGGTTTTGTCTTTCTTTTTATTTAAGACTGCACGACCTGCAAACCAGCCTCGTAAAACAATATGTGCTGCTATCTGGCTTTTTACAGTCAGCATACCCCGGGCAATTAACCGATCATCTGCCATGTTCATGGCACCGACGATGTACTTTTCTTTCGAATCACCAGCTTCTCTTTCAGAGATTCGCTGGCTTAAAGGGGCGCTGACGATCATACGGGAGTCGTTCATCCAGCTAATAATCTTGTCTGCAACAACCTTAGGCTGGTTAGACGTATAAGACTGGTAGCCATCTCCAGCATCGAAAGGCTTTAACGTATAAAGATCGTAGTCGTCTTCCATGCGCTGACGTCGATTTGTGAAACCATTAGAGTCCCACATGTCTTGCATTTTTCTGCGAAGTTCATCGATCTTAGCCATCTAGTCCCACCGTTTGATTTTGATTTTCCTGGACCCCAGAGTCATTTTTGTTACACCGTAATTAGATACTAACCCATACGTTATGGCCTTTACACCATGGTTGAAGGAGTCTCTTGGTACCTTTCCTACTACATTGCCTTCTCTGTCTGTCTTCCATGAGTACACGTGAACCTGGTCATCAAACGGATTAACAGCTCCGCCCATTTCAGACAGCACACCTTTGCACTTTTCAGAGAATACCATGCGTGGCTCTTGTGTTACTGCGTCTTGTTTCAGGAATGTATTAAACC